GTCCTTACCAAGTTGGTCGTAGCCTTTCTTTAGCAACATTTCATGCACTTGATCTTTCGTCTTTTTACGCAAGTCAATAGTATCACTGATAATTTCTTGAATGTACTTGGCCTTGTTTGACAATAACGAAACTTCTTGTGAAATTGCCTTCATCAAATAGGTCTTGCGCGTTTCATACAACTCAAGTCTTGTCGTGTAGTAGTCGTCGATGATATCCGTTACATTTGCGTATTTCTTCAACTTGTCATTCGCGTCGAATAAATGCATATTGCTGCTTGAGCTTGTCGTGTATAACTTCAATATCTTTTCCAAGGCATTGCATCCATGATCAGTCTCGGCTGCCGACAACTCAGCTAGCTGACCCTTGTTCAATTGAATGGTAAAGTCCACGCTTGTATCTTTGCACATGTCATCAAAATCCTTTATGATCGGTGTGACCTTTTTGCCACTCGCATCCGACGTCTCCGTCAAGCTCTCCAAGTGCGCTTTGAAATCATCGGTCCATAACCCAACTGGCAATTCCGTGACGCGAATCTTGTCAACACCAATCGTTTCATACTTTCCCTTGATTAAATACTTGCTGCTACCTGCAGAAGAATCGGAAATTCTTGAAATCGTTCCTTGAAATCCCTCATAGTATGGGATAAAGTCCGCACAAGAAGTTGCATCCAGATTGTTTAACAATTTTGCTTTTAAATAATCAATAATGTTCAACGGATTATAACACATGATATCTGTGCTGAAACCCGTACCGATTCCCTTTGTGCCATTCACCAATACCATCGGAATAATCGGCGCATAGAACAACGGCTCTACTATCTGACCATCATCGTCCAAATACTTCAAGATGTTGTCATCCACCGCTGGGAAGATTGCCCTTGTAATATTATTCAAGAATGTGAAGATGTATCTTTCAGATGCACTATCTTTTCCACCCTGCAATCTTGTGCCGAATTGTCCACTTGGAACCAATAGATTAATGTTGTTTGAACCCACAAAGTTTTGCGCCATACCGACGATCGCCGCGTTCAAAGACGCTTCGCCATGATGATATCCCGAATGTTCAGAGACATAGCCAGTAAACTGCGCAACCTTGATTTCAGTATGCAAGTTTTTCTTAAACGCCGAATACAGAATTTTACGCAAACTAATCTTCAAGCCGTCCATCAAATTGGGAATACTTCTGTCGCAATCATATTTGGAAAAGTGGATTAGTTCCTTGTTGATAAAGTCCGTATAACTGACATGTTCTTGGGCCGTATCCAAATAACTTCCGCGATCATATTCACCCAACCAATCCTTTCGGTCATCCGCTCGCTTTTTGTTGAAGACCATGTCAATCGCATCGTCGCTTTCTGTTCCAGTGTGTTGGAACCCGACGATCTTCTTCTTCTCAAAATACTCGCGAAACTCCTTTCCAGTGCTTGTGCCTAGACCCTTGTAATATTTGATATTCCAGCTCATATCCTCATTGTTAGAGGCTTCCAACCACGCCTCATACTCGCCGTTATTATAAAACACCAACTCCTTGTTGCCCTTGCGCGCTTTCAAAATGGGCGTGTTCATGAAACCGATGAATCCAGGAATCGTCGCTAAGCTTGGCCATACGGATTGAAACAAGTTAATGCCCAGACCCTTAATATGACTGCCATCCAAATCCTGATCCGTCATGAACAATACCTTTCCATAACGCAGCGACTTGTAGACGTCCTCAATGTCTTTATAATTCTTGCCTGTTTCTAAACCCAAAATCTTCTTGATTTCAGTAATCTCTTTATTATCCGTAATCTTTTTGGTAGTCTCGCCACGTACATTCATAATCTTGCCCTTCATCGGATACACGCCAAATATATTGCGGTCTTCAGACGAAAGCCCCGAAACGATTCCTGCCTTGGCTGAATCACCCTCGCAAAAGATGATGATGCATTGTCTGGACTTGTCCGTCCCCGCCCAATTTGCATCAATCAGCTTTGGAATGCCGCGAATGTGCTTGCTTTTTACGCCATCCGTTTTCTTGGCCGCCTTGTTTTCCTTCACTTCGGTTAACGCGCATGCTGCATCCATCACGCCCATCTTCGCCAGTTTTTCAATGAACTTGTCGCTGACTACACAAGTTGACCCGAACTTCGCGCTTGGTGTATTCATGAAATCCTTGGTCTGACTATCAAATGCTGGGTTCTCAATATCACATCGCAAGAACAGAATGAGTTGCTCCTTGATGGCGTTTGCATTAACAACGATCTTCTTTTTCTTTTCAATAAACGCAGACAATTTTCTAGTAATCTGATTCAAGATATATTCTACGTGCTTGCCACCCTTGCTGGTGTTGATACCATTTACAAATGAAACCTGCTGGAATTCATGCTCGGTGCTTAGACCAACGGAATATTCCCAGCGCCCATTGTCCGCGACTTCATATGCACGCGGATTATCCTCTTTGGGTCCAAGATACATGTCCACATATTGTGGGAAGTTCTTCACGGGAACTGCCGTCCCGTTGTACTTCACCTTGAGTGCTTTATCTGTGACAGCCGCAATGTCGTGCACACGCTTTTTCAAAAGCCCAATCATATCTGGTGATAGACCCGCAATACCCAATCGTTGATAATCAGGCTTGAAGGTAATTTTTGTATAAGGTTTATTTTTGCATTTGGTAATACTTGGCTTACCAATAAGGTCTAGATTGTTTGAGAAAGATTGCACATATTTTAGCCCACGCAGATGATCTATAGTTTCTATAGTCCCACATGTGGACCAAATGAGAACCAGCTTGAATCCGAATCCGTTCTTACCGCCAACGATCTTTTTCTCTGATTTGTCGTAATTTGTGCTGGTGCGCAAGTGTCCAAAGATTAACTCAGGAATCCAAATATTGTATTCTGGATGCAGCGCGATGTCAATCCCCTGCCCGTCATTTAGCATAACGATTGTGGCGTCCGCTTGAATATCAATGTCAATATACGAGACTGGAATCGCGTTGGGTTGCTTATTTGCAACGGCCTGTAGCATACGGACTACGTGGTCGCGACAATTCACAATGCCTTCATCAAACAGCTTGTATAGACCTGGAACATACTTAATATTCTTTAGAACAATTTTTTGTGTTTCTTCATCCAATATCCACTGATCGGAATCCACTTCTTCGACAGAACCAATATACGTGTCGGGATTGGCAAGAATATGCTCCTTGTCCGTTTTTTGCTGATACTTTTGAGATAGTTCTTCGTTTTTGGCCGCCATATTATTAGTTATGTATAGTATTAAATAATTAATATTTATTTCAATTTTAATTAAAACAGATTTGGAAGAATTCGTATAGTTATAATATATGGCCAACATGGATACTTATTGCGATAATTTAGCACTTAATGCAAATGGGAATACAAATATGCTTCAAATTTGCCCCGTTCCCAAAATAAAGGGTTTATATTATCCAAGCCAAGAGCAATTATATAGACAATTTAAAAACGAGAATTGTAATATTCAAAAGAAACTCCCTGGAACATTGGGTGGCAGGTATGTAGGCGCTTTATCCGGTGCCATGCGCAAGGGGCAACGGCTGAATTTGGGCGCGGCGTCAAAAGGCCAAACCAGATTTGTTTTAAATGCAGATGAGTTGGGAATGCGTCAAGGACAACCAGGCGGGATATTGCCTCCAGTAAGAAATCGGTTTTAAACACGCTCGCGTAATTATTTTTGTAGTTATTTAGCCAGTTTTTGTTTTATTTTCTTTTATTTTCTTGTGTTATTTTATAATGACTCGACTTTCTAGAGCTGCTAGAGGAAAATATGAAATGGTAATTGGATCTCGTGTACAAGTTATGAATGGCACCGCTCACCATACTTCAGGTGGGTTGACCAAGGAAAAGCTTTTCCGCACCAAAAATGGACGTATTGTCAGCAAATCCAAGCATTTTAGCGCAAAGCGTGAGAATCGTTTAGTAAAGGCTGGCTATGGAACCCGAAAGGGCAAGTTTGGCTATGTTAAGATAGGCAAATCTAGGAAACAACGCGGTGGAATCAGCGGTATTAGATATCCCTTAGAAGCTTCCCCGTACGACGGAGAAGGGACTGGAATGGAGCCTAGCATCGACGTTCAATTTAGAGCTGGAAACGCGACAGGCGGAGGACGCAAGAAAACTCGTCGCAGACGCCATTAAATATAATATAATATACCCATTTAAAGATTTATAATTTTATTATTTCATTTAGAAAACATTCAAATTATAAATTATTATTATTTTCTCGCGTTACTTTATAATGCCTGTAGGAGGAGTTACTAGTGATATTTTGGGATCAAATATTGACCTTGGACGGGGATCGGGAATGGAACCCAGCACAGACGTTCAGTTTGCAGCTGGTATGGCTGGAGGTCGTCGTCGTCGTCGTAGCCGTCGCGCGCGTAGCAGCCGTCGTGGAGGTGCCCGTCGTCGCACCGCTCGTCGTGCTCGCAAAAGCCGTAAAAGCCGCCGTTAAATTCTTTAGTAAATTTATGTAATAACGTCTTACATAAATTTAGAACAAACAAAAAATAACCGCATCTAACATCCGCAACAATACCATTCGCTTGTAATAAACGCATCAAATGCAGTAAATTCGCTCATGTTCTGATATATATATTTTTCAAAATAGTTTTTGCTTACTATGAGCTTTCCAGTAAACAGATTACAATAAAACGTATACGCGTCGTCAAATGATATGAGCAATCCTTCATTTTTCGCATGATATTCTGCCTTCATTGAAATCAATGCAGACCGAATATCCCCCTTCTTGTCCCACTTTACACACGAAATATTCAAGGCATATTTATCATCAATCAATTCAACATTGGGAAAGAAGTGCTTGAGTATTTTTAGAACCTCATTTTCAGGCAAGTGACTATTTGCGCTTTTAAATAAGACACAAATCTCGTCAATCTCCAGCTCGTTGCCCAGGTCAACCACCATATTTTGCTCCCAAAATTCAATAAAGCTACGTATCCGTGGCAAATGTTTGCTGGTTACATTAAGGAAAGAGTCAGACGCCTCGTTGTATTCAAACTTCGCAGAGAGAAGTTGTTTAAAGGTGTTCAAATACATCATATTGGGTAAGAACAAATTGGAATGATGCATTTTCCAAAGATAATGCATATGTTTCCATTTTATTTGGTATGTTTTGTTCTCGTTTGCATGACTGGTCTCCGACGGAATATCTAACATTTCCGCGCAAAAGGCATCTACGATTGATTCTTGCGTGTTATTTTTCAAAAACAGCACATATCTTTTCAAACCATCGCCTGCCTTTGTTCGAAGATACCCGTCCGCATTCTCATATCGGTTAGAGTAATGGGTTGCAACGCACAACATATCCAGCCCAATATTTTCCTCCAAGTTGGAGTCATTCGCGTCATTTATGTGGAGCAACCTACTATTGGCATATTGATGCGATTCGTGGTATTTTATAAAATTGCGAGTGACGTTTGCACACCCAATCGTAATATACGCACTCGTGTCGATTAATGTGACCAATTGTTTCGCCTTGCCGTAGACAAAATAATTGACATCTTGATTCTTTTTCAGAATATTATCGCCCAACATCGTAAGAAAATGTTTCGCGTGATCCTTGGACGGAAACCATGCTGGGTGTAGAACCTTTAGAACGGCTTGGATTGTCGCAGAATTGGGCACAGACTGAAGCAGATTTCTCTCTTTGATTTGTTTGATAATGTTGTTTTTGGTTTTGTATTTCCAATCCTGAAGAACTCTGTCTTGAGAGATAGTTGTCAGCAACTTGTGCAAAATGTCATCCTCTTTCACGACATTGTAGTGGGTGTTGTCATATTCGTAAAAGCAATTATTGTGAGCAAGATAGAAGTAATTATTCTTGCTGAGAAAAACCTGAATAAAGATTTGCTGTTCGTGGGTTAGCGTATTTGTGCGAACTATGCGTTTTTCGTGATTTTGCTCTTCGTTTTGTAATGTGGCTTCCAAATAAGTATTAATATGACTATCTATTCTTTGTAACATGTAGGAATTTCCCTCGTATTTTTTACACAAGTTTTTGATTGTCTCGATGCATTTTTCTTCCATCGTGTATCGTGTATCATTTATATAGAAAATACTTTTTATATTGTTGTTCAATAGTCTATGACGCATTTTGCCGGAGGGGCATTGGGTAGGGGTATTTTATTTAGGCGATATATTTCAGCAGGTAGCGTTTGAAATGTGTAAATCTTTAGAAAGGATTTACACCTTTTCTCATGTAAAATGCCAATTTTATTAGGCAAAAAAATAAGAAAAAATGTAAAATCAATAGTAGGAATTTCACCTACGATGGTCTTACTTTTTCATCTTCATTGTTTTTACTTGAAGACGTGAAAGACGAAATATGGAAACATAATGGTCGCTCTTGTTTTTCTATCCAACAACTCGCTAATTTCATTATGTTTATGGAAGAGTTTGCATCTCTTGTTCTAAATACGATTTTTTTGTTTTCGCAACTCACGCAGTTAGAACAGATCAACAGACGAAATACTTTTTTACCTTCCATATTCTTGTAATATTCTAAATCTTTATTACAATCACAACATTTTTTACTTGTATTATATTCATTAATCGTAATTGTATCATATTTTTTATGAATTAGTTTCCTTAATCTCTTATTCATCGTAGGCATAAAATATTTCATTTGACTACTCCTACTCCAATTTCCATAACCGATTAAAATATTTTCTCCAAAGGTTTCTTTAATTTTATTCAAAAATGTATCTATACTTTTCTTACCATAACTATATTGCCGAAACTTCATTTTTCGCCAGGTATCTCGTTTGTAAAAATCTATGGTTTCTTTGTTTAATTTATCCTTCTCAACCAAATACACTTTGAACTTTTCATAATCAACCGATTTACTATTTTGTAGTGATAATATAGTTTCTTTTTCAATAATTCTGTTTCGCTTTCTTTCCTCTAATAAAATTCGTTGGTTTGTTTTTGCTTTGCTTTCTCTTTTTCTTTGTGGTGCTGTGTATTGTAGTTTGTTTCCATTTTTATCCATCATATAAACCAAACTTCGCTTTCCAGGGTCGCATCCTACAATATTTCTATCTTTCAAAGTATCTAATTGCTCTGTGGATAAATCTTCTATGTTATAAAAATCTTGTTCTGGTAAAGTAGGAACTCTACTTCCCCATTTCTTATCTTTTAAATCCTTACGAATAAACAACAAGCAACAAGCAATTCCATCTGTTTGGAATTGGTAATAAAATTGATAATGTTTACTTTTGAATGTTTTATGTTGTAAGTTAAATAAATTATTCCATACATCGTATTGATTATCTTTTATATTCTTCAATAATTCTCCCTTCTTTTTATTTTCAGGACAGAATAAACTAATGATACAAGCAGTATCCAAAATGATATGTTTGGGAATGATGTTATTACGAAGTGGTAAAGGTTGAAATAGTTTATGGTGCTCCTTTTCCAACACAGCATTCATATATAACATTCCTCTCAAATAATCAAAAGGTTTCACTTTCACGTCATAATGAACTGATTTATTGATATTTTCAGGAAGTATATGTTGAACATGTTTGTGTTTCCAGTCATCAAATATAGTATCGGTTGTTTCATTGCATTCTAATAATTGTTTTTTGAAATTGAATAAAACTGCTTTATCTTCTGTTATGTCCGTCGTGGTTTTGTTGATAAACCGAAGAAGGTGCTGAATGAAGCGTTCTTGTGTATTGTTGGATAAGGCAGTATGAAGTTGCGTTGCTAAATAAGGTAATAAAAAAGTAGTGTTCTTCAACTGAGTCTTTTCGTGATTCAATGTGGGTTGGTATTCCTTCTCATAAAACTCATGCAATGCTTCTAATAGGGACATATCCTTACTTTTTGCTCCTTGATTGCATCTTACTCCTAATGTTTTGATACAATACAATATAAACTTATCATTTATCTCAGGTAAAGGTTTCTTATTATTATAACAATACAATACATACAACCGAATAAACTGATAAGAATGTATCATCAAATCGTTCATTTCAAATACTAAATTAGTTATTACAGGTTGAACTTCTGCGTGGTTATGTAATATTGATTTGAGTGTAGTTTTGATAGTAGTGTAAGCAGATTTATCATTACATCGAAACTCTTGGAAAGTATCCTTCTTTTTCTTTCCCATTCTATATACTTACTAAACATTTTATTTTTAAGTTCTTACTAAATAATCTTAATATGCCTAAATATTTTCAATGTTATTATTTTCTAAAATTGATTTTTTCTTCAAATATGATTTTCTATTATATTCTTTGCGTCGCGTCTGATAATCAGGGTCTTTATG